ATCATGTCCGGTATGGGTGGTTTAGCGTACTCGAATTAAATTATAAATTATTTCTTTTCTTTTAAAATAAAAATGTTTTTCAAAATAAATTCTTTAAATTATCAAGAATAATTTAAAAATTCGTAAAAATAAAGTAAGTTCTTAAAAAAGTAAAATTAACGTTAATCGACTTCATCCATTTCCTCAACTTGTTCAACAGATTCATCTAATTTTTTATCGTCTGTAATTTCTTCAAATTTTTTAGGTTCTTCTGGCTGCTCCGCTTGTAATTGTTTCGCAATTTCACAAACATTGTGATACGTAATATTAATAGTTTTTAATTCTTCTAAAGACCAACATCCTCTTTCTTTCGAAACATCAATAATTTGTTTTACATTCTTCAACATTTGAATGATAATCGGTGATTCTGATTCCATATTTTAATATTATATGAAATATTTTTTTAAATATATTTTTAGAAGAAGAAACATTATACAATTAGGCGGTGACGGAGGCGACAGTTAGCACGCCGGTGGCACCGGTGCCCTCCGCGACAGCCCGTACATCAACTAACCATCTCCCATCTACTGGACAATAGAACCAAAATTCAGTACCGAGGCCGTATATGTTTGTGTTGGCGGCTGCCGCCGTATAGACGATTTCATTGCTTTCGCTGGCGGCCTGTCCTGCCTCGGTTCCGGCGGTTATTACTGAACTGGCTGTGGCACCATTAGGTACACCAACCACTTGTTTGGCAAATACCTGTGCCTCAGCAAATGTTTGTATTGTTAAGGCGCCGGTCTCGTCTATGTCTCCATTAATTCTAAGAAGCAGCGCGGTCCCTCTCACCGCATTAGGTAAACTAACTTGTGCAGCGGCGGACCCGTCGCCGTCGTAGATGTTAACGGCATTAGCTGTGAGCACGTGTGTGGTGGTGGTATAAACAAAATTAGCCAGGGCTTCACCAGCCTCGCCGTGAGTCTGGGTGATAGTTTTAACGGTCCCAGTTAATGATGAGATATCTTTATTAAGGAATGCCCCTTGTCCACCCGATAAATATTCAATCTCAAGCTTAGTTAAAGCTGTCATATTCCCCTCAACCTGTAAATTCTGAAAATTTCCATCTTTTAAACATCCAACTTCTCCCATTTCTTTTATACCTTCTACATAGAAAATAATTTTAAGTATTTTCCTTTTTTGAAACATGGGTTTTATTTTTTTAATTGCGTATTTCTCAAAATTATTTTCTATGTAGAAGGTATAAAAACAATGGGAGGAGGATTAATGCAACTTGTAGCTTATGGCGCTCAGGACATCTACCTTACGGGTAACCCGCAAATCACCTTTTTCAAGGTTGTGTATAGAAGACACACTAACTTCTCGATGGAAGCTATCGAGCAGACGATTAACGGTGCTTCGACCATTACCGCTAGCGCTGGTTCTGGAACCGTCACTATTTCCCGCAATGGTGATTTAGTATCCAAAGTATATGTTAGATGTGACCAAGATAATACTGATGGTATTTCGGGCGATAAAATCGTTTCAGAAGTTGAACTTGAAATTGGTGGTCAACGCATTGATCGTCATTATGAAGAATGGAATCAAGTTTGGGCTGAATTAACCACCCCTGAATCCAAGGCGGCTGGATACAAGTATCTTACGGGTGGTTTTAAAAATACATTAGTTTCGGGGGGTGAAACCAACCAACAATCTATTATGGTTCCGCTTAACTTTTGGTTCTGCCGTAATCCCGGTCTTGCCCTACCGTTAATTGCGCTTCAGTACCACGAAGTCAAACTTAAATTTACATGGGGGTTGACGACAACTGTTGCAAGAGATGATGGTACTATTACTACTGGTCCAACTTGCGAAGTATGGTGTGACTACATCTACCTTGACACCGATGAACGCCGTCGTTTCGCTCAAGTTTCTCACGAATATCTTATTGAACAGATTCAAAGAGAAGCTGTTGATACTGATAAATCAACCTTAAAACTCAACTTCAATCACCCCGTTAAGGAACTTATTTGGACTACTGGTGGCACCGGTACCGCCTGGACTACCCAACGTGCCAAATTAAAGTTAAATGGTCATGATCGTTTTGCTGCGCAAGACCGCGAATACTTCCAAGTTAGACAACCCCTTGATTATCACACTGCTGTCCCTGGATTCAATATTAAAGAGACTGAGAGACCAAGCCTTTTATCAGATTCAGCACAATTAGATTTCTCAACAGCATTAAGTGTAGCAGAACCTGCCAATGGCACGAGTACAGTAGGGGGGCACGCGGGAGATTTTGTTATTGATGCGGCTGCAGGAACAGAAACATTAAATGGAACTTCAGCTGCTGCTGGAGTAGCTCATCTTGCTATATATTCAACGTCAGCACCTGGTATTAAAGTAGGAGATAATTTATTATTAATAGATTATGATACTGCTGCTGGCGCAGGTTCAGTATTATCAGAGGTAGTAACAGTTCAAGCTGTCGATAATGCAACTGTCAATAATAGATATGCTTATAGATTTACTGGTAATTTACAAGTTATCCCCGCCACTGGCGGGGATGTTGGAAATTTAACAATCTCTCTTATTGGTCGTGTCCAAGATCCTCAATCCCGCTGCTCTCAGTTAGCATCCGACATTAATGTTTACTCCTTTGCTCTCAAACCCGAAGAGCACCAGCCATCCGGAACCTGTAACTTCTCTCGCATTGATAACGCCGAATTAAACTTCAGTGCCGACACTGGGGTAGACAAGGTATACGCTGTCAACTACAACGTCCTCCGTATTATGTCCGGTATGGGTGGCTTAGCGTACTCGAATTAAATAAATTAACCTAAACTAATCTATCTTTTCAAAAATTAAATAAATCGAAACAATTTATTTATTATTAATTATCTTTTTCATAATTCTTTTTTAAAAAAAAAGAAATCTTAAAAAAATTTATTTAATTCACGTATTTTTCTGAAAGTTCTTAAACTAAATTATAAGTAATTATCTTTTTCATAATTCTTTTTTCAAAAAATTAAATAAATCTTAAAAAAATTTATTTAATTCACGTATTTTTCTGAAATTTTTATCTAAGTATAAGTATAAAAACAATGGGAGGAGGATTAATGCAACTTGTAGCTTATGGCGCTCAGGACATCTACCTTACGGGTAACCCGCAAATCACCTTTTTCAAAGTCGTCTACCGCAGACACACTAACTTCTCGATGGAAGCTATCGAACAAACTTGGAATGGCAACGCTACCGCTAATGGCCGTTGTACTGCAACAATTTCCCGTAATGGTGATTTAATAAGTAAAATGTATTTAGAATTAGTTGGGACAACTGTGGCCACTTATAATAACCCTACTGCCGCAGGGATAACTAGTGTTGAAATAGAAATCGGAGGACAAAAAATTGATAAACATAGCGGTAAATGGATGGAGGTCTGGGCTGAATTAACTCAACCAAATGAATTAGGCGCTACAGCCGCCGGGACAACTGCGAATTTACCAGTTGATGGAACCGCATTTCAAGCTATGTCTGGTATGGGCGGTATGGTAGCTAACGCCACCGCAGATACCTTCTGGGTTCCATTACAATTTTGGTTTAATAAAAACCCGGGTCTTGCATTACCATTAATTGCTTTACAATATCATGAGGTTAAAGTAATATTAGAACACAATTTCACTTTAACTTTAACAGCTACTTCAAATAAATTATGGGTTGATTATATATACCTTGATACTGATGAACGTAGAAGATTTGCACAAGTTTCTCATGAATACCTTATCGAACAAGTACAAGAACAATCATTATCTGCCGCATCTGGAAATCATGACCTTAACTTCAATCATCCAGTTAAAGAATTAATTTGGACCGCAAGCACAGACACCGAGGGCGGTGCTGGGGGCACAGATTGGGCAACTTTAGTCCTACCATCTGCCGATATAACAGATACATTTGGTCTTAAACTTAATGGTCATGATAGATTTGCCGTGAGGGATTTAAGATATTTTTCAAGAGTCCAAGTTCATGATTACCATACTGGTATAGGTGGTGTAGATTCTGATGCATCCGCCGCTCTCGGTCAATTTAATGATTCTATCTGTGTATATTCATTCGCACTTAAACCAGAAGAACATCAACCCTCTGGAACTTGTAATTTCTCCAGAATTGATAATGCACAACTTGTCGCAAGTGGCGTTCTCTCACAATTTGCATATATATACGCTATTAACTATAACGTTCTCCGTATTATGTCTGGTATGGGTGGCCTTGCTTACTCTAATTAAATAAAAAAATTATTAACAAATTATGTTCTCATAGCATCTCCTTTTTTTAGTATTACAATCAACTTTTCTAATCTTTCTTCTAAAACTTTAACTCTTTCTTCTAAATCACTTTGATTTTGAGATGCAACTTCAGTTGAATTTTCTTCAACATTAGTTACTTCTTCTTGAACAACTTCCTGAACCTGTTCATCTGGTTCTTCTTCTTGAACAACTTCCTGAACAGGTTCAGGCTCATCTGGTTCTTCTTCTTGAACAACTTCTTGAACCGGTTCATCTGGTTCTTCTTCTTGAACAACTTCCTCTACCGCTGGTTCCTCTACCGATGGTTCCTCTACCGCTGGTTCCTCTACCGCTGGTTCCTCTACCACTTGTTCCTCTACCGCTTCTTCCTCTTCTTCTTCCTCATCAGAATCGTCATCTTCTTCCTCCTCTTGTTCCTCTTGTTCCTCTTCTTGTTCTTCCGAAACTACTTCCACTTGTTCTTCCACTTGTTCTTCCACATTTTCAGTAAGGTCAAGGGTATTCGATTCGTCGCTCATTTTATAATTAAGTATAATAAAATAATTTTAAGTATTTCCCAA